TCATCATATTCTTCGTCATGAGAACTTTAACTTAGATGATATGTTAGACGAGTATGTAAGACAGGCAATTATGATTCAAAGACAATATGATTGTGATATATCATTCACAACTCCAGTTCCAGTTGAATATGAAGATCGTAGGTTGCCAAAGACTGGTTACTTTAAAGGAACTCCATTCTTTGGATCAAGACAAGATCGTTTAGACCTTACATACCGAATTATCGAAGGACTAAATAAAAGAAAGACAAATGTGATTATGCCACCTGAAGAGTGGTACAAAATGGATGGAGAGAAGTACGCTAAGACATATATGGAAAATAGTTCAAGCGTCCATATCTCACCACAATATTATAGAAGAAACGACTGGGGAAAAACTTGTTTAGCATAACAGAAGATACAGGTAATAAAGACATCCCGATGGGGATGGATAGAAAAGATGCAAATGAATACTACAAAGAAATGTGGGGATCATTTAATTCTAAAGTAGCAGATCCAGTAATACAACCTTATGGTGACAAATATATTCTTCGTGCAGATCTTGCACCAGGAGGATTGAAATCCTTTGGTGGTGAACGTGTAATTGCTGAGTGTAAATACGATACATTAACTTATTGTGCACCTCGACAAGGTCATGCGATGGATGCAATCTCTATGTTAGCTGAGATGTATAATAAGAAAGTTGTATTCTTTTGCCCATCATCTAAGAAAGTATCTGACCATCAAGGTGCATTGTTTTCTTATCCGCATGTTGACATGAGATTCATTCGTATTGCTGCTATGCCAGTTCTAAATCAATATGCTAAGAAATGGGCGAAAGAAAATAATGCACAGTATCTTCCACTAGGTTTAAAAGATATGCCAATGGTTACAGCTGGACTTGTGAACATGGCCAACAATATAACTAAACAACTAGGTAAAGAACCTGCACAGATCTGGTGTGCAGTATCAACAGGAACTATGACGCGTGCATTACAAATCGGTTGGCCGACAGCGGAAGCATACGGTGTTGCAGTAGCTCGTAACATCCATAAAGGTGAAATCGGAGATGCAAAGGTTGTATCTGCAAATATGCCATTCCTTAAAGCATATAAAACAAAACATCCTTTACCATTTCCAACTACAGCAGCTTATGATGCAAAAGCTTGGGACTTATTTGTAGAGCAAGCAAAACCAGGTGCAATTTTCATCAACGTTGGTGCTGATGAACATATTAATCGTAACCTATCAAAAGTAGACATTGACAACATTAATAGCTACAGAGTATGGCACGATCATGAAGATTTAAAACGCAATAGAGCATTTAAAAACAGTGTACAACAAGAAGAAAATATGGTATAATATACAATGATTACATATAGGAGTAACATGCAATGGGATTAATGGATAAACTTAAGAAGAATTCTAAGATAGAATTTACTTCGCCCTTAGAAGATTCTAAATTCTTTGGTGAGAAGGATATGATTACAACGCCAGTGCCTATGATTAACGTAGCGCTGAGTGGTAAACTTGACGGTGGTTTGACACCAGGATTGACAGTACTTGCAGGTCCATCTAAACACTTTAAAACAGCATTTAGTTTGTTAATGGCTAAGGCATATATGGACAAGTATAAAGATGCTGTTATGTTATTTTATGATTCAGAGTTTGGTACTCCGCAAGCTTACTTTGATTCATTTGCAATTGATAAATCTCGTGTACTTCATACTCCTATTACAGACGTAGAACAACTTAAGTTTGATGTTGTATCTCAACTAAACAACTTAGAACGCGGTGAGAAAGTCATCATCGTTATTGATTCAGTTGGTAACTTAGCATCTAAGAAAGAAATGGAAGATGCACTAAACGAAAAATCTGTGGCAGATATGTCACGTGCAAAAGCACTTAAAGGTTTATTCCGTATGATTACTCCTTACTTAACTATGAAGGATGTACCATTACTTGCAGTTAATCATACGTATATGGAAATCGGCATGTTCCCGAAAGCAGTCGTTTCTGGTGGTACCGGTATCTACTACTCAGCTGATACAATTTGGATCTTAGGTCGTCAACAAGATAAAGATGGCACAGAGATCAAAGGTTATCATTTCATCATCAACGTAGAGAAGAGTCGTTATGTTAAAGAGAAGTCTAAGATCCCTGTTTCTGTTTCTTTCGAAGGTGGAATTCAGCGTTATTCTGGTTTGCTTGATATTGCTTTGGCTGGTGGCTTCGTCGGTAAGCCTTCTAATGGGTGGTATCAAAAAATCGACAGAGAAACTGGTGAGTTCTTGGATGGAAAGGTACGAGAGAAGGACACGCTCACTGAAGAGTTTTGGTCAGACATCTTAAAGAATCCAAGTTTCCAACAATACGTCATTGACAGCTTCCAAGTTGGTAGCGGTAAGATGTATCAACAAGAAGAAGAATTAGTCGATGAAGATAACGCATGATAGTTACACCTTCGTTGAACACAAGGGCGACGAAGATTGGTATGTAAAGATTAAAGAAGGTGATTACAAAGATATCATCTATAAGTATGGACGAATTGAAGTTAAAGAAGAAGGCGATACAGCTAAACTTAAATTTCAATTCCATATCAGCAAGATTCCTGATGAATTATTGATGACTCAGGAAGAATTGCAAGAAGATGCAACCTTTATGAATATGTTAGGTGATATCCTTACTCATGTAATCGAAGATGCAATGGACTCCGGAAAATATAAACTAGGACAAAATGATAAGCCAACTGATTCTGAATCAACTATGCACTAATGAGGATTTTACTCGACGTGCATTGCCGTTTCTAAAGGATGAATATTTTGAAAGAGGTGAGAAACTATTGTTTGCAGTGGTTTCTCGTTTCATCGATAAGTATAACACAATCCCAACAGAAGCAGCATTAAAACTTGAACTACAAAAGATTCCAAATATTTCTAATGAAGTAATGGATATCGTAAGTAAGGCATATAAGGCAGAACCGGTTGATATTCAATGGGCTCTTGATGAGACTGAGAAGTTTTGTCAAGAACGATCAATCTACCTCGCAATCATGGAGTCAATCCAGATCATCGATGGTAAACACAAGGATCTATCTAATAATGCAATCCCCGATATCCTATCTAAAGCTTTGGCTGTTAGCTTCGATACTAACGTTGGTCATGATTATATTGACTCGTCCGATGCGCGCTTTGATTTTTATCATAGGACTGAGTCGAGATTGCCGTTCGATCTTGACTACTTCAATAAGATCACTAAAGGCGGCTTGCCCAATAAAACTCTCAACATTATTCTTGCTGGCACTGGTGTTGGTAAGTCATTATTCATGTGTCATATGGCTGGCTCGTCATTAGTACAAGGCAAGAATGTATTGTATATTACGATGGAGATGGCAGAGGAACGTATCGCAGAACGTATCGATGCAAACTTAATGAACATCCCAATCGATCAACTTGAACAACTACCTAAACAAGTATACGATCAGAAGATCCAAAAGATTGGTCAAAAGAACATTGGTAAACTCATCATCAAAGAGTATCCAACCGGTGCAGCACACGTAGGACACTTTAGAGCATTACTAAATGAACTTAAACTTAAGAAGAACTTTAAACCAGATATCATCTTCATTGATTACCTTAATATCTGTGCCTCTGCACGGGTTCGTGGATTGGGTGGATCGATTAATACTTACTCATACGTTAAGGCAATCGCAGAAGAGATGCGTGGCTTTGCGGTCGAAAACAACTGTCCAGTCGTATCAGCAACCCAAACGACACGTTCTGGTTTCTCGAATACAGACGTTGGTCTTGAAGATACATCTGAATCTTTTGGTCTACCGGCTACAGCTGATTTTATGTTTGCTGTCATCTCGACAGAAGAGCTTGAGAAACTTGGGCAACTCATGGTTAAACAGCTTAAGAACAGATACAACGACCCAACGTTCCACAAACGATTCATCATTGGAGTAGATAGAGCTCGTATGAAACTATATGATGTAGAGGCAAGTGCACAGACATTGATTAATGATGCAGCGCATGTGCCTGTAAAAGATGATAAGCCATTAAATACATTTGGTGAACGTGAAGGTAAGAAGGACTTCGGAGGATTTACGTATGATTAGTGATGAAGATTTAGGAAAACTTAGTTATGAGATAGATGATATCATGCATAAACTTTGCATTGAATATATGGTATCTCCTCTGATGCTTTCATCAGTATTATTAGCAAGACTGTCTCATATGAATGCAGCATCTCAGACTATGATAGATTATCAGAAGCTATTGCTGAGCGTTTCAGAGATGGATTTTAAAGACTTGGTTGATAGACAGCCAGAAATACCGCAGGTGCATTAATGGAAAAAGATAAGTCCATGTATAAGGTAAGCTATTATATGAACGGCGGAACTGTCGTTTTTAAATGGTTTAAGACATTCAAAGAAGCAACAGATTTTTGTGTTTATAAAGTACCATCTGGTGATGTGCTTGAAGTAAAACGTTATGATAATCCGGAGAAGTACTATGCAAGTTAAACTACTATCATATAGCAAACCTAGTAGATCATACTACGACGAAGGATTATCAGATGTCCAAGATCTCATCGCTTTTTGCGCGCGTGTCTCCAATCCAAGCAATCAGCTCAACAGCGGAACGTCAGAGAAACTCATCAGATACCTCATCGCACACAAGCACTGGTCACCACTCGAAATGGTCTCAGCATGCATGGAAATCACCACAACAAGAGACATCGCAAGACAAATCCTTAGACATAGAAGCTTCAGCTTCCAAGAGTTCAGTCAACGATATGCTGACCCTACTAGTGACTTGTCGTTCGTGGTTAGAGAAGCACGATTGCAAGATCCAAAAAATAGACAAAACTCCGTCGAACTGGAACCGACAATTGGCAATGCAATGTTACAAGACGAATGGAGAGATAGGCAACTTGAACTCATCAAACTTGCCAGAGACACATACAAATGGGCTGTCGATAAGGGTATAGCAAAAGAACAAGCACGTTCTGTGTTACCTGAAGGCAACACTGTATCACGTATGTACATGAATGGTACACTCAGATCATGGGTACATTTCATTGAACTGCGTTCAGCTAATGGTACACAGAAAGAACATCAACTCATTGCTTTAGAATGCGCTAAGGTAATTGCTGAGATCTTCCCGCTAGCAAAAGATATCGTGAATGTCGAATAACATCATTACAAAAGATCTAGGTTTGGATGTGGCTATCGTAAAGGATAGCTGCTTCAAACTATATGATTATGTGAAGGAAAATTTTAGTGAGAATAAGAAAGACTATAATGGTCAGTCTACATTATCTACACAATTGTTTACGTCATATAACTTGCTTCTCTACCCTTTACCAGGATTCCATGAGCTATTCAATGGTATCAGGAAAACATTCATCGAATCATATCCCGATAGAGATGACGATGATTACTACATCCAAGCTTGGTTAAATGTTTATAATAAAGGTGACTTCATTGATTGGCACTGGCACTGGCCTGATGAGTGTAATGCATACCACGGATTTTATTGTGTAGACACTGATCCATCTCATACATCGTATGTCTATGAAGATCATGACATTCAGATGGATATACAAAGCAAAGATGATAGGTTAGTCATGTCTAAGAGTTATAGAGAACGACATAGAACATGGCCATGGACAGAAGAAAGACCACGTATAACTATTGCCTTCGACATAGTGCCCAGAGCTCATATAAAACCTTTTGAATGGTCAAACCATTGGATTCCGTTAAACTTATCCTGACGCTTCTGGTGAGTCCAGGTGCTGTAGAAAAAAGGTAACAAAATCAATGACTTGCAGAAAGGGCCCCTTGGAGGTCCTTTTTTTAACTTTTTTCACAGGATGAAACGCTCCCAGATGACGAGCCGTCCGTGTAAGTATATGATTCTATTAGCTTTTTTATTTACGAACTATTTTAGGGGGCCCCTATGTACAAACTGCGGGTTTCATGGTATAATGGTTACATAAAATGAAAAAAGGAAAAAACTACATGATGACAACTTTAGAAAAATTGAATTGGGAAAAACAAGCATACGGTATGACAGCAGCAGAAGTCGACCGAATGGTAAAAGAACAAGCTTTTCCAGGTACTGAGATGATGTTTGCAGCTGGTATGTTAAGCGATGCTCAACAAATCATGGATCCAGAGTTCAACCAAGACGGTTGGGTTTCTCCAGAAACAGCAAATCAAGCACGTCAGTACATGAACATTGCTAAAAAAATTATGTTCGATATGATGGATCAACAAAGAAAGGCAGCTTAATCATGACTAATTTTACAATCACTCCAGTTTTGAAAAAGAAACGTACTACCACGTATGTGTTTACTGCTGATGCAAGTTCAGTGGCTGACATGCAACAAATTGAAATCATCAAAAAGACAGTTAAAGCAATGAACGAGAATCTTGCACAGAATCATAAGTATGCGGTATTGCGTGCACAGTATCAAGGTTTGCCATTGCCTACAAAACCACTTCGTCAACGTGTTCGTTTGATGGGTCGTGGTCCACGTCGTGTGGCAGCTATCGCTGATGGTCAACGTAAGTATCAGTATGATTCATACTTGCCACAAGCTCATGCTACTCGCTTCGATGTTTATATTGCGGATGTACGATAATGAGCAAGATGGCTGAAATCGCATATGAGATTGAAGAGCTATTGCGTAAAGGTTTTAAACCACTGACTGTGGCTGCAATGCTTAATGTGCCAGTACAGTGGGTTGATGACATAGAGGAGGATCTAATGCAA